ATCGTTTACCGTATCGACAATCATTAACCACGTAAACATTACTAACTCAGAACATACATTTTGGATAGAAGTAATGGATTACTTAGAATCAAACTAAGATGGTAGCTAAAGAGAATTTAGAAGCAGCATTAAAATGGATTGAGAAAATGCTCAAGAGAGATAACCAATTCAATATTGAAGTTACACCAGGCGTAACCGTTCATGATTTACATAAGTTATTGATAATCAAGCGAGAACGTTTACAGTTGTACACAGGATTTAATCAAAAAGTCGTATATTTACAAACAAAACTAATCAAAGATGCAATCGAATCAAGCAAATAAACTCTCCGAAAAAGAAACTATTTTAATCTATTGTGGTTTGCTCAATGCTTTGATCGATCACATTGAAGGAGATTTCCGTCCGTCATTCTTTAATAAACAAAATGTTAAGTTCCTTTCCAATAATCTATTGAAAGAACTAATGAAGATTGAAGGAAAGATCTACGAAGGCAAGGAAGAAATATCTGCAGAAGTAACCGATCAACTTGTTTCAGCTGGTACATTAATGCTAGAATTCTTTAAGCTAGGCATTGAAATGTCGGAGTTGGAATTAGACCAACAGGAATTACTTAATTGTGATATTAATATTTTATTAAAAAGATACAACATAACTAAAGCAAAATTCTAATGTCAATTCCATTACAAGTAGAACAGGTTTGGGACGATAAGGTTCCTTTTATTGCAGAGTTTGAAAGTCAAGAGCTACCAGGCGATGCAGAGAACATGGTTGAAAGTCCTAAGCATTACGTTTCATCGGATGGTTTAGAAGCAATTGACGTGATAGAATCGTTTGATCTAAATTTTAATTTGGGGAATGCTGTTAAATACATTTTACGTTCTGGAAAGAAATGGAACAGGGAAGAAGATTTGCTTAAGGCACTTTGGTATATTAACAGAGAGATCCAACAAGCAAACAAATAAATGGTTTATAATACATGACAGAAGAAGACCAAATAGCAGCATCACTTTGCAATCATGCTAAGTTTTATTGCAACGATAGAGAGCGAGCAAAAGAACTTGCATTGTTTATTTGCGAGGTGGTGCTGGAAAATCGTCTAGAAAAAGAAGAACGTCAGAAATGGAAAAGAGTTTGCGAATCAATCTATAAGCTATAATGGACCACATCTTTTCTAAACACAAACACTGGATAAAAGTTGTAGAGAAGTTTGGGGAGAAGAATTATGCAGAAGATGTTGTGCAAGAAGCTTACATTAAAGTAATGAAGCTTGACAAAGAAATAAACGAAGCGTACTTTTACTATACGCTACGATCCATTACAATGCGTCTGCACACACATAAAGTTATTAAGATAGAACTATCTCAGGACATGGAATATCGTTTAGCTGACGAAGTTTACGAAGATAACACAGCAGAAATCTTAGCACCATATTTAGATCTAATTAACACTTGGCCTGAATATGATAAGCTAATGTATCTGTGTTGGGTTAAAAGCGATTTATCGATTAGGAAGTTTGCAAAAGACTTAGGCATAAGCTTTATGTCTGTATATCATACGTTAAATAATTGTAAGAAAAGAATCAAATTATGGCAACAAGAAAAGGAACAAAATTAGTTAAGGCAAATGTGGAGATGGCAGGTCTTGGCGATGCTATTGAAGTTGTAACTAAAGCAACAGGCATTGAAAAAGCTGTTAAGTTATTCAGCGAGATCACTGGTATTGATTGTGGTTGTGACGAAAGGAAAGCAAAGTTGAATCAATTGTTTCCGTTTCGGAACGTTAATTGTTTAAACGAGGAAGATCATAAATATCTTACAGATTTCTTTGGGGTACCACAGCATGAAATACCTCCTATCGTTCAGCGTGATCTAACAAAGATTTATAAGAACGTATTTGGAATCAACTTAGAGCAATCATCTTGCTCATCGTGTTGGAGAGATTACATTGGTCAATTAAGAAAAGTATTTAATGAATATGGAAAAGACGGACAATAGAAAGTCAAATGGTGGAGTAAGACCTAATGCTGGTAGAAAATCAAAGGCAGAGGAGCAATCATTGATTGAGAAGCTTACTCCATTAGAACCAAAAGCTTTTGAAGCTTTACAGAATGCTATTATCGACGAAAAGGATTGGGCAGTTAAGTTGTTCTTCCAATATAAATTTGGAATGCCGAAACAGGTTATTGACCAGAACACTAATCATACCTTGTCAGACTTTCAGATCAAGGATTTAGTAAAGTTCAATGATTGAGATAAAAAAGAAGTATCTGCCGTTGTTTCAAAATGATAGCAGGTACTTCATTGTGACTGGTGGTCGTGGTAGTGGTAAGTCATTTGCACTTAACACATTCCTTTTGTTGTTAACATACGAATCGGGTCACGTCATTCTGTTTACCCGTTACACTTTAGTCTCAGCACACATCTCGATCATTCCAGAATTTACGGAGAAGATTGATATGGCTGGACTCCAAGGAGATTTCTCGATAACCAAAGACGAAATCATTAACGTAAGAACTGGTTCGAAGATCCTATTTAAAGGTATTAAAACTTCAAGTGGAACACAAACAGCAAATCTTAAATCACTATCAGGAGTTACTACATTTGTCTTAGACGAAGCAGAAGAGTTAGTCGACGAAGATACATTCGACAAGATCGATTTGTCAGTTCGTAATAGTGGAAGACAAAACAGAGTGATCCTTTTATTGAACCCAACAACAAAAGAGCATTTCATTTATCAAAGATTCTTTGAGCAGAAAGGTATTCCATCTGGTGTGTCATTGCACAATGGAGACACAACGTATATCCATACAACGTACTTAGATAACGAAGAGAACTTATCTGATTCGTTCCTACTACAAGTTAAAGCACTACAACAAACAAACCCAAAGAAATATGAACACACTATATTGGGAGGATGGCTTGATAAAGCAGAAGGGGTCGTATTTTCGAACTGGAAGTTCGGTCAATTTAACCCTGACAACTTACTTGTTTCCTTTGGACAGGATTACGGTTTCTCTGTCGACCCAACAACACTTATTGAAGTTGCTATCGACAAGTCCGCCGGATATACGTTAAAGAGCATCTGTACAAACCCGGCTTAGACACATCTGCTATTGCAGCAATAAACAAATCCACATGTGGAAAGAATTTGATCGTTGCAGATAGTGCAGAACCACGATTGATTGAAGAATTAAAGCATAGAGGTTGTAACATAACTAAGGTAGAGAAACCACCTGGATCGATCAATGATGGTATTGCAATGATGCTTGACTACGAAATCGTTGTAGATCCAAACAGTCATAACATTGCAAAGGAACTAAACAACTACGTTTATTCGGATAAGAAATCAGGTTTGGTTGTTGACAAATTCAACCACGCAATTGACTCTATTCGATACAACGTTTATCACAATTTGTCTAATCCTTACAAAGGCAAATATCACGTACACTAACAAAAGAACAACAAAAAGGTTTATAATATATGGAATTGGAAATTAACATACCATCTTCGCTAAATGAAATAACTCTTGGACAATATCAAGAGTTTGTTCGCATTACAAAGAATGACGATAGCGATGACGTTTTTATCAATCATAAGTTAATCCAAATCTTCTGTGGCGTTGAGCTCGGTATGGTATCAAAGATGAGGCAGAGAGATATAAACGAGATAGTAGAAACGGTTAACAATCTTTTCAAATCAGCACCTCCACTTAAAATGAGGTTCGAATTTAAAGGAAAAGAGTTTGGATTGATTCCTAATTTGGATGATATGAGTGCAGGAGAGTATATGGATCTTGATGGATACATTGATAATTGGGATCAGATGCACAATGCAATGGCTGTACTATTTAGACCGATTACAAATAAGTTCAAGCATTTATATCAAATTGATGAATACAAAGGTAGCTCACATTATGCAGATCTAATGAAAGATCTTCCAATGGATATAGTTTTGGGTGTGCACGTTTTTTTTTTCAATTTAGGAAACGAATTATTGAGAAGTACGATGCGCTATTCACAACAGGAGGCGGAAGCACTTTTGACGAAGCAGCACAATTTGGAAAAAGATGGGGATGGTATCAACCAATCTATGCTCTTGCGCAAGGAGATGTACGACGATTTGATGAAGTTACCAAGCTTCCACTTAATCAATGCTTAACTTACCTAACGTTTGAAAAGCAGAAAAACGATTTAGAAATTAAATTAATGAAAGAATAAAATGAAAGGATTCTACTACGTCATAAGCAAACTAAGGGACTACATGAAAGAAGACCTTGGTATTGTTACGTTTACAAACGGAGCAATCGATAAGATTGACAATGTTAAACAAGTTGCTTATCCGTATGCACATATTATGGTTAACAATGTTACACCATCGTCTCCGTCTTCTGTTTTCAATGTGTCTGTAATCTTAATGGATGTTGTAGATATTTCTAAGCAGGAATCGTCTAATCTATTTGATGGTAACGACAACGAATTGGATATTCTCAATACCGTTCTTATTTACTGCTTGAGATTATCAGAGCAGCTTAGACGTGGACAGCTTTACGATGATCTAATTAGGATTGATTCAGAAACAATTAGCTGTGAGCCATTCATTGATCGATTCGAGGATAAGGTAGCAGGATGGGTGATCACATTTGATTTGAACGTGCCTAACGATATGACTATCTGCGATGGAACTGAGAAATGCTAAGGATGTAATCCGGAAGTTTAGAAATTACGTGATACAACAATCACGTAGTAATCTTACTAAGCGGATGAAAAACAATTCAAACTTCCTTTACAATAGTTTGAAATCAACTGAGGATTTCGACGATGAGACTGGATATGCCTTGATTGGATTTTCAATGGCAGAGTATGGTCAATACGTTGACCAAGGTGTCAAAGGTGCTTTTCCTGGATTGGTTAAAAATGGAGTACAAAAAGCTCCTCGTAGTAAGTTTAAGTTTACAAACAAACGTCCACCTGCTAGAGAATTAATATTATGGGCAAAGCAAAGAGGACTTAAATTACGTGACAAACAAGGTCGATTTGCAAAAGGTGGTTACAATACTTTAGGATTCTTATTAGCAAGAAGTATTTATGCTCAAGGAATTAGACCAACACTTTTCTTTACAAAACCATTTGAGGCAGCGTTTAAGAAGTATATTGAAAACGATTTAGCTGAAGCATACGCTGTTGACGTTGACACTATTATAGATTACAACATAAAGAAAATAAAATGATAATTTACGCAAGGTCACCATATTTCGTTACTGTTAATGAAACAAGTCAAGTTGGATCTAAGGTAGAATTGTTTATTTGGAATGAACCAAATGATGTTCCTGAAGATCCTACTTACGTTTTGGCAAAGCCAATGGCTTCTACTTCTCAACGTAGAAACGATTACAACATTGCTCCATTCATCAAAGAATACATAGACAACGTATCACCTATCTATACAAATGAAAAAATGTATGCGAAGGTAAGAGTTGATCGATACAAAGAAACAACCTATGGTAGTTACACGTTATTGGATTCTACTACATACGTTGGGGTAAATGGATTCACTGAGTATCGTGATGGAGTTAACAAAACTGATTCATCTAGTAAATTTGTAGTATTGGGTGACACAGCTACTACATACAATTATCCGCTTGGTCTTATTCCATTTGTGAACGTTGTTCTAAATACAGTGTTAGGAGATAAGGTCGAAGTAACACATACAGATTTAGCTGGAGGAAACTCTGCAACAACAACAATCTTA